CGGATTGTGTATCATTTGAAAAATCATCGGATGAATTTTGCGAAAATTCTTTATAAAAATTACTGTTTGTGTTATCGTTGGAAACAGGAGAATCCGATGCGCTGTTTCCACAATTAGGGCAAAAATTTCCATCAAATCTTATGCCACATCTTGAGCAATAGATTTTTCTCACTTCCTTTCTCTTTAGCTTACATCACAGGTAACAACTTTATATATAACGTCGTAGCGGTTATATTATTTTTATAACAACTGAGTTCTGTATGAAGTAAATTACACAATAAATTACTCTTTGTTGGAATTCAAGAGTTTGATTTTTTCACCAGTATCATAAAGAATTTCATTCAATTTAAAGATAGGATTACGTTTAAAGTAATTGAAGGCGCTTTCAGTAGCACGTTCTATCAATTCATTACACTCAGAAGCATCAGAAGAAATTTCCAACAACTGTTTTATGACTTCTAAATCATTCTTAAGAACTTCCTGTTTCATTGTTTTGATTTCTAACAGCGCCTTTCTGTATTCAACATATTTTTTAAAACAAAAATCAATAAATTTTATTATTGCCACGATGGAAATCGTTGTTCCTGTTATCACAATCACTAATGATCCTGTTTCGATTTTGCGAATATAATAACGGTCACTCACATCTGCATTTTTTATTCGCCCAATGAGTTCAACTATATTTCCGAATTCCGAAATACTAGAAGTTATGTCTTCAAAGGAGTCAGATTTTGTGCTAGATCCTATTGAAATGTCACTATAATCGGTAGAATCTTGTATATGTTCAGGGAGCGATTCTAATAACAGAGTACCGGCTGTATTGAATTGTGAATAAAGATTTACTAATGTATGATAATCTTTTATAGTAGTTTGTAAAGGTTCTATTAAGTCTGTAAGTAATTCTTCAGTCTTCATACCTTGTAATTGCGCTTTTATAATTGAGTTCGTGGCACTAATTGATTTTTGTGAGTTTTCAATAAAATCATTTATTAGAAACTGCAACTCTTTATTTTTATAATCATGTGTTTTTAATATCCTTAAAGAGCCATAAAATTCATAACTTAAGGTTATTAATGTTGTTATTTGATTAAAAGCAGAGGATATTCCAGAGGCTAATTCACTGACAAGAGCATTTCTGTATGTGTCTGAGCTAGAATTAGCTTTAAAATATTTTGATGTAGCACTTGATATTTTTGAAAAATATTGTGTGATTAATACATCAGCTTGTTGAAAGTAATCGTTGCATGGTTTCAGGGTATCGTAAACAAATTCATATTCTTCAATAATGTCGTTTAATATCATATGTACCTCCTAAAATTTTCTTCTTAATTCAACTACTTTTCCAACAATCTTAACAGGCTTTTCGGTTATTTCTTTATTTGAAAAATCGAATGGGGCATAGGATGGATTATTGGAAATTAGTTCGATTCCATCTTTATATTTACGAAGTCTTTTGCAAGTAGCTTCATCACCGTTGATTGTTGCGATAACAGTATCTCCATTTTCGGCATCATCCTGTAAGCGAACAAATCGTAGGGGTCATGCTGTCGCCTTTTATCTTTAATCCGAAAAACTCACCAGTTTTCGCAAGCTCTTCTGTAATTTCTTCTGTATCGATAATATCTTCGATGGCGTCTATGGGAATTCCTGCTGCTACGTGACCGAGAACATTAATAACGACACCCTTCTTTTTATTGAGTGCAGTAGCTTCATCCACATTGTCAATCCACCCCATAAGTTCACGTGAGGTTGTCCCTAACGCCGAGGCAAATAGATCTATTTTAGATTGTTGTAAATCAACCAGTCCTTTTTCTATTTTTGTAATAGAAGAACGGTCTGTGTAACCAGTGAGCTTAGCAAGTGCTTCTTGCGATAGACCATTTTCTTCTCTTAATTTTTTTATATTTTTGTATAATTCAAGCATTTAAACACCGCCTTTCGTTAACTTTATAATATCATATCTGTGAAGAAAATTCAACAAATATGTTAAAAAGTGTTGACACAAATTCACGTAGATGATATAGTGAATATAAATCAACAAGGAGGTGCGAAATGACAGATGTAATAGCATTAAAAACGTGCATAGAGGAATCTGGAATGACGGTGACATATGTTGCTGAAAAATCAGGAATATTACGAGAAACATTGTATAATCGTATGAAAACTGGTGATTTTAAAGTTTCAGAGATCTGTGCACTTTCAAAAACATTAAAACTTTCAAGGGAAGAAAGAGACGCTATTTTTTTTGCAACTGATAGTGAATTAAATTCACTATAAGCTGAAAATATTATATAAGGAGATGCGGAGAATGAATTTTACTTATGAAGAGTTAGTTTGTTTAAATGAGATGATAAGCGTTGCATTAATGAGCGGTAAAGTTGAGTTCGATGAAGTTTCGGAATCAGTTCACAAGAAAGTTACTAATGAAATTGTAAGAAGGAATGAAAAGCAGTTCATTACTTCGGAGTAAGCATTGAGTATTTCTTAGAGTAGGAGGTGATAAGCGTGAGCGAAATCATACAAGCACCGGAAATCGCAAAAATAGTAGGGTGCGACAAAAATAAAGTTCGTTACAATATGAAAAATGGTTTTTGGGAATTTGGTCGAGTTATTAAAACCGGACCGAAGAAGCACAGATACGAAGCTACAATAACCGAAGTGGCAAGATATATCGAGATTAGCAGAGAAGAGGCAATTCGTAGGCTTGAAGGGAGGTGAGGACAAGCAGTAACATACAAAGAGTATCTAAGATACAAACGCAATAAAAATAGAGCAAAGAAAAGGAGAAAGAAAGATGGAAGAAATTAAAACAGAGGAGCAGATGAAAGAGATTCAGGAGATGATTGCATATTATCATGAACTGCTTGAGCGTAATGAGATGTTAGAGAAGAGAAATCAAGCAATGCTGAAAAAGATACGACAGGAAAAGAGAGACAAGATTAAAGCTGAGTTATGTTGCAAAGTATACGCAATCATAGCAGTTGTGGCTACGATATTTGGATTTGGAATGGCGGTTGGAAGATGCCTTGCATTTTTAACTACAATGGGATTCTAAAAAAGTGCCCAAGGTTTGCAGACCTTTTTTCGGGCACAAGTTTAAAAACACAATTAAATTGTAGAGGATTTTGGAGGAAAAGTCAATGGAACAATTAGAAGGAACGGTAACAATGCCGTTGATTACATATCAAAAAATGAGAAATGATACGAGTCAGATTTTCAATTCGCACGGAACTGACCATGATTCTGAGGATAAGAAGAAAGGGATTTGGCTCTATTTGAATCAAGAAAAACTCTTTGACCTTGCGTGGGAAGAGATGATCAGACGTGGTATTGATGTATCAAAGTACGACAAGGAGAAAGCAACGTACGAGCATGGATTTGTCAAGTTCGGGTTTAAAGAGAGTCAGGTAGATATAAATGTATAAATATGTGTGCCGAAGCTGTGGAGCAAATTTAGACCCGGGCGAAAAGTGTGACTGCATAGCAAAACGTAAAGAAACAGAGGAACAATACGAACAATTGCTTAAGCAGGAAAAAGACGGGCAATTTGCATTAAAGGAGTTGATTGCATGTACATAGGAATTGCAGGACAAGAGAAAGGGACATGCGTAAATGATTGCGACGCTTATCAATACGCATTAGAGCAGATGCAATGGGATGAGGAATTACAAAAAGAGTTTGTTGAGTGGTTTTACTCAGGAAACTATGTACACGAGGAGGAAGAAAATGCTTAAAAGTTATGATGAGCTTAGAAAAATAGATGTAAAGCCATATTGCGAGAAACGAGACGGGCTACTGTATCTGAATTGGGCTATGTGTATTGACTTGCTTCGAAAAAATGGAGCCACGAAAGTTTACTGGGAGCCAATTCCAAGCGAAAAGTCAGGCGGAAGCCTTAGAATGTCTGATGCTGTTTTTACAGATTCCAAAGGGAATACAAACCGCTGTTATGAGACACGCATTCGAGTGATCATCGATGATAATGAGTACGAGATGCAGACACCGGTAATGAACGGAGCGAATCCTGTGAAAGATAATTCGATGTCGCAACAGAGAGTATGGAATAGTATGTGTAGGGCATTTGTGAAGTGTGTTGCGATACATACAGGTTTAGGATTTGATTTGTGGCTTAAGGAAGAATATGACAAGATGGATGCTCAAATCCCTGAAACAGCTGATAACCTAGCTTCTTCAGCAAAAATAAAGACGTTAGAGAAGTTGTGCATTTCTCACGGCATCGATTTAGACGCATGGATTTGTGGTAATGGAAGGACAAGGGAGACATTAACAGAAGGTGAAGCAGCTAAAATGCTGAATGCAATTAAAAAGAAATACGGTGATGAGTAGTGAAATTTACAGGACAGTTAAAACAACCGGTAATTGATTTTGTAACCGGTAAGCTGACATTGTTGTTTGAGCCTGTCGAGGATTTTCGGCAGGCATACGAAGAACTTAAGGACTGTGAGAAGCTAAGTCTTGAAATAAAGCCGTACAGGCGCAAACGTAGCCTAGATGCAAATGCATACTACTGGGTACTGCTTACCAAATTAGCAAAAAAGATAGGCTTATCAAATCCGGAAGCGCATAATATGTTACTTTGCGGATATGGACAAGTTGAGCTGTTCGGAAATAAAGCAGTATACATCACGATTCCGGATACGGAAGAGGCAGAGAAAAAGGTCAAGAACGCAACAGACTACCACCTACAAGCGACTTCGCAAGTCCGAGAGGGAAATGACGGTATTATGTACCGGACATACAAATTGCTAAGAGGGTCGCACACGTACAACACAGAAGAAATGGCTAGATTGATTGATGGATTAGTGCAGTGTTGCAAAGATGCAGGTATGCCGGATGCAGATATTGCATCACCGGACGAAAAGAGAATTTTGAAAGAAAGGTACGGTGTGGATTTTGGCTAAAAGGCTATGGAGCATTTTTACAGACGATATGGATCACTGTATGTATACCGGTCAGTACGGGGTGGAAAGACATCATATTTTCTCGCACACGTCAAACGAGAGAGAGTTGTGCGAAGATTATGGTTTTATTGCTCCGTTAAGACCGGATTTGCATCCAAATGGAGTACATAGAGGGAAAGATGCAGGAAAGATAGATAAGGACTTAAGGAAACGCTGCAAAGCGTATTATTTGGAACACTACGGAACAGAAGAACAGTTCCGGCAAGAATTTTTTTACAGAAGTTAGTAAGGGAAAATCCTTTGCTATAGAGTAACCCGTAAACCGTTCATGGCAAATATATATATCACAAAACGTAAGCCAAATACCTCCAGCTACACAATTGGTTTAGTTGGAGGAGAAAGGGGTGATAAGGGCTTGAATTACTTAGCTGAGATTATCGCCTTCGAACGATGGCTCGAAAATAACTACTTGACCAGAGACGCCCAACTCCTGTGGTACAGATTAATGTACCAGGCTAATAAGTGTAACTGGCCTGAGTGGGTTACAGTAGATAACCTGAGATTGATGGCAGCCATGCAAATGAGTCGTGAGGCAACCTTTATAAAGGTGCGAGACGATCTCCTAAAAGCTGGTTTAATCGAATACCAAAAGGGCAAAAAAGGAAGCCCGAACAAATACAGATTAATACCTTTCACTTTCAAAAACGTAGTAAAAAGCGAAGTAGAAACGGTAGTAAATCCAGTAGTAAAAAGCGAAGTAGAAACGGTAGTACAACAAGTAGCAGAAACCGTAGACATAGATAAATATAAAACAGAAACTAAAAATAAAAAGAAAGATACTAACGTATCTAAAGAAAAAATCGACTTTGCGGCGATTTCCGACTTGTACAATAGCATCTGTGTATCTTACCCGACATTGAAGACCATGTCTGAGAGACGGAAAAAAGCTATCCGTGCGAGGATGAATACAGGATATACAGTTGATGATTTCCGTATTTTGTTTAAAAAGGCTGAGAGTAGCAGCTTCCTGAAAGGGCAGAACAACCGGAACTGGTCCGCCACATTCGACTGGCTGATCATGGACGGTAACATGGCAAAGGTGCTGGATGGAAATTATGACGACAAAGGGCAGAAAGGAGAAAGATATGACACTGGACGAGAAACTGGAAGAGATGAGAAAAGCCTCACAGAACTCGGAATTGAAGCAGGACTTGGGAGAGAGTTCTCAGGATTCTAAGTGTCCGAAGTGTGGCGGTATGGGATGGATACCGTACAAGAAAGATGGCTTGTGGTTTACAAAAGAATGTGAGTGCCGGGCGAAAGAAATTGCAGAGAGCCGTCTGAGGTTTGCAAATATACCTGAGCTGTTCCAGGAACTTACGTTGAAAACATTCCGGGCAGACATCTACAGAGAGCCGGAGAGTGTAGCGAAGATTAATCTCGCTTGCAATATCGTAAAACGGTATCTTGAGAATTTTGAGGAGATGGAAGCTGCTGGAATGGGATTATATCTTGTTTCACACACGAAAGGTTCAGGAAAGACAAGAATGGCGGCAGGAATCGCAAATGAACTGATGGCGAGAGGGAAACAGGTCAAGTTTGCTGTATCTTCTGCAATCTTGAAAGAGATAAAGGACACGTGGCATGAGGGGAGCGATTACACAGAGAGCAGACTGATAGATCAATTGTGCCTAACAGAAGTGCTGATCGTTGATGATTTCGGAGCCGAGAAGATTTCGGACTGGGTGAATGAGAAATTTTACCAAATCCTAAACGAGCGTTATGTGCGGCGGAAAGTGACGATTTTTACGAGTAACGAAAAGCTTTGCGAGAGCAAATATAACGCGCGGATCATAAGCAGGCTGAAAGAGAATTGTTACGAAGTGGAATTTCCAGAGGAATCCGTCAGAGAGTTGCTGGCAGAGCAGAAGAAAGCGGAAATGCTGAAAAGTCTTAGATCATAGCGTTCAAAGCTATATGGAGTAGAGAATATGGAAGGACAAATGAGTTTGTTTGATTTTATCGAACATCCAGTGAAGCCTGGGGATTGGTTGGAAGAAAATCGACTTGGTGAAGAAATGACATTTGATGAAATAGCCGAGTCTGTCGGTAAAGTGATTGCGATTGACATGAGTACAGAATCTCACGCATGGTACGAAGCAGTATGTGTTGAAAAGATACTGGAAAAGGATGAGTATGACGGAAAGTATCGGCGGCTAATCTATTATGACGGAGTGAGACAAAGGGGACGTATCAGCGAGATGTATTTTCAAGGTGGCGGTTTAAGAGGTCGCCAAAGAGCATGGAGGATAAGATGAGTTGGGTAGATAAAGCACATAGACGCAATAAAGTAGCGAAGGACGTTGATAAGATCTTGAAAGATAAACGATTTATCGAGGCGAATAATCATAGAGAGGAACAGGCAGTCCTACAGGCAATGTGTTGGTTAGCATTTATTGGATGCGAATATTTGGAAATGCAGCACCGATACAAAAAGAATGGTCTGACAAGGTTTCTGAAATTTGTGAAAGGACGAATGGAAGAGATCGGGGATGATGAGAAGTATTTCAAGGACATCGTTGAGTACTACAAGAAGAATCACGATCTAGATGTTGCGACTACACTTGGAGTTAAGATCGGACAGGAGAATTAAGGATGGACAGCAGTATGAAAGAAGTGAATTTATATCCGAAGGTATGCAATCTATGCGGTGGAAAAGTAGAATGCATAAGCAACTCTGTAATTTATGGGAGAGAATATGGAAGTGGATATTGCTATAGATGTCAATCTTGTGGTGCTTATGTTGGAACACATAAACCTTGGCCGAAAAGGGCAATGGGAATTTTGGCAAACGCAGAGATGCGTGAGTGGAAAAGGAAATGTCATGAAGTATTTGACTCCTTTTGGAAAAATGAAGGGGGAAAGAAAAGGCGGATGATGTACAAGAGACTTGCAGAGAAAATGAATATACAAGTTTCAATGTGTCACTTTGGATATTTTGATACTGATCAGCTGAAACAGGCGTATCAGATTATGAAGAATTGGAAAGTTTGAGGTATAGAGCATGAGCAGATTAACAAGAAAAGAAACAATAATTATAAGAGGAAATGAGACCGCGGCTTGTAATTATAAAAATAATGAGTGTAATGACTCGTGCAGATATGGAATTTGCAAATGGCAAGAAAAAGCAAATATGCGGTTGAAAAAGTACGAAGATACCGGATTAACTCCAGAGCAGGTGCAGGAGCTGAAGGAACGGGATACGGCGAAGAAACCGATTATCATCGGGGTGAATGGAGCAATTGGATGCAGAGTGGGGGAATGTCCAAAATGTGGAGGAATACTTAGAAGTTATATGAGGTTTTGCGACGAGTGCGGACAGAGATTAGATTTCGGAGGTTTAGATGAAATTTGAAAATGCATGTAACTGCATAGTAGATTATTCAATTTTAGAAAAAGCAATAAAAGAAGAATGTAGTAGAAGAAATATCACACCCAAAGACGAATACAAAATTTATCTTTATCGTGGATATGCTGGAATTTCAATAAAGCATGACAAGGTGTCGGTACATAGAATAATTGGGAAATATATTGTTGGATTTAATTTCGATTCAGAAATTCACGTTCACCATATTGATGGAAATAAATTAAATAATAATATTTCTAATCTTCAAGTAATTAAAAATTCGTTACATACAAAAGAACATAATTTAGTTCAATATGTTTCAGAAGAGTATAAAAGAAATTTTGGAAACAGGATGCGACATATTATTTCGAGAAGTGATGTTACAAAAGAAACAGTGATTTCTCTTAGGAACAAAGGGTTAACAATCAACCAAATTGCTGAAAAACTAAATTGTGGATATAACACTGTTTGCAGAAGATTAGGAATGAAAGATTAGATTGGAGTGAGTAGAGATGCGAGAAATACTTTTTAAAGCAAAGAGAAAAGATAATGGTGAATGGGTGGAAGGGTATTATTGCAAAACAACAATCGGAAATGATGTAAGACCTAGTGATGTGATTTTTGTTCCATTCAAAGTAAGCAGAAATGAAGAATGGGGATGGATGAAAGTAGATTCCGACACCCTCTGCCAGTACACAGGACTTACCGATAAGAACGGCAATAAGATTTGGGAGAATGATATTACAAGCATTAATGCATACTCTTACGATGAGCCGGAAGACGATTATTTTGGAGTCGTAAAGTATTGTGAAAAAGATGCTTGTTGGGTTTTAAAGAATAATGAGAGGTTTGATGAGATTATATGTGAGTGCTTTGGGAGTTATACAACACAGATGATTAATCATGGCAATATTTTCGATAATCCGGAGCTGTTGGAAGTGGAAGCACGCTAAGAGCAGCAGAACTTAACAGGAATGCATTTGGATTTGAAATTGACCGAACATTTTATAACAGGGCAAAAGATGAAATGCTTGTATTTGAAAAAGATAATCAGATGAGCATAGAGGACTTTCTGTAAACAGAGGAGAAGCCGGTACAATGACCGGCTAATTATGAAAAAGAAAATCTATATAAAAAACTAAATGCCTTTGTTTGATTATTACTATACACAGGATTTGTGATAATCCTGTGATGAAAAGATAGAAAGAATGTGAACGAAGTTTTAAAGATTTGTGAAAGAGGAGTAGGAGGAGTGAAAAGGTGGACAACCTGGAAAACATTGTAAATAAAATGCAAAGCGACGCAGAAATGAAATACACAAGAACAGTAGAAAAAGAAAGAGCATACTGTGATGGATACAAACAGGGTATTGAAGATTTGTATGCATATATACGACGGAGCAAAGCGTTTAAAGAGGACAGCGGAGCACGGTCTTAAGTGCCGTTGCTCCAAGAAAGTGAGGTGGTAATTTGAAACGCAAACGCACAAGCGATGAGCAGAAAATTGAGCAAAACAGTCATTATGCCGAGATGGAAACAAACAAGCCTCCTAATAATGCAAGAGCTGCATTTAAGCGAGACGTACGCAAGGAATACGGAGTGAAACAGTACTTAACAAAATGGGGAGTCGACATGAAGGGAGTGATTGCCGATGGACAAGTTAAAACTGAAAAAGTACATACCGAACAAAGCAAGACTTAAAAGAATTGATGCGAGGATAGAAGAACTTTGTGAGACTGAGCCGGCAGGAGAAGTGATGGGAAAGGTTCGTGGGTCAAGTAAAGATTTTCCCTATACGGAAGTTAGGACATCTGTGATGATACCTGATCCGGATGAGCAGGAGCGAATAAACAAGCAGATCAGGAAAAAAGAAGCAGAACGCTTACAGGTGCTGGCGGAGATTCAAGAAGTTGAAGAGTTCCTTGACGGGATAGAGGACGCGGAAATAAAAGAGGTTTTTGAACTACTGTATGTGGATGGAAAGAAACAAAAGGAAGCTGCGGATATATTACATATTGACAGAAGCTATGTATCAAAGAAAATCAACAACTTTTTGAAACTTTCACACTTTTCACAAAAATAGTATGCTATAATTATTCTAGAAAAGTTATAATTAATTTTGACTTTTCTTCCCAAAACACACTTATATATCGAAAAGGGCACCTTGCAGATTGTGAGGTGTCTTTTTTGTAATATTTGATAAAAAGAACAGATGTTTCTTGTATATTTTCTGTTTATAAGATATAATATATTTGAAATGTTAGAGGAAACAAAAGCTATCATTTCAAAATTTCGTTAGGAACAGTTGCTTGTAAAGGAGTGAAAAAAATGAAAACCACAATAAGCAAGAGCTTTCTGGACGGATTTGCAAGAGCATTGAGCTTAGATAGTACAAAAGAATGGCCAAATATCTATGATGATAAAATGAAAGATTATATGGCATTAAGGGGCGATTGGGATAATGTCGGAAAATCAATCCGAAAAGAAACAAGAAATTTCAAAAGAACCAGTTTCAGACATTGAAATTGAAAATGAAAAGCAAGCGGAGCAAGTAAAACAGGTAGTGGTTGAGGCGATAAGAAGCGAATTCAGTGGGCCAATGCCACCCCCGAGTATACTTTCGGGGTATGAAAAAATTCTGCCAGGTGCCGCTGATAGAATTTTGTCAATGGCAGAAAAGCAATCTGCACATCGACAAAAGATGGAAGAAAAAATGATTAAAACAGAATCAAGAGATAGCCTTTTGGGGGTATTGTTTGCATTTTTTTCTAGGATTTGGTTGCATAGTTGCGGCTGTGGTTATGGTAATTGCAGTTCCCGAAAATGCAGGTGCTATTTCAGGCGCTGCTTTAGGCGTTACTGGAATTGGTGCAATTATAACAACATTTATAAAAAGTACTAGAAGAGGCTATAAAGGCCAGCAAGATTCAGGAAAAGAAAGAAAAGAATAAAGTAAAAGAAGAGGCGTCCATTAGGGCGTCTTTTCTAATACCCAAATATGGATACATAGCTCAGTGGTAGAGCACTTCACTCGTAGTGAATATGTCACAGGTTCGATTCCTGTTGTATCCAGAGATAGAAAAGAAAATTGATAGATTGGAAGGTGGTGAAGTGGCCAATGAAAAGAACTTAAAACCAGTGCGAACCAAGAGCGAAGCAAGAGAACGTGGAAGAAATGGCGGTAAAGCAAGTGGAGAAGCAAGGCGTAGGAAAGCAGACTTCCGGAAGACGCTAAACATGCTGCTTACCGCTGAAATAGATAGTCCTGAATGGAAGCCGGTACTGGAGGCACTTGGAGTTGAGTGTACTTTGGAGTCGGCTTTAAATATGGCAATGATTAAAGAGGGACTTGCCGGAAATGTGAAGGCATATGAAGCAATCGCGAAGTATGCAGGGCAGAGCACTCGGACCGATACGGATTTGGAAGAGCAGATGGCTAAAATCAATTTGATGCAGGCTCAAAAAGAGAAAGTACAGAAGCAAGAAGAACTTGTGGAAGAAACTGAATCCGGCATGAAAGATCCACATGAAGTTGTGATTCCGGAGTTTTGGGACATACTAGATGATACAGAACATGAGCATCAGATCATTACATCTGGTCGTGCCGGAACGAAGTCAAGTTTTTCCGGGATTTTGGGAATCAGTACGATTGTTGGAGATGAGCCGGCAGCAGTTGTCGTTCTCCGTAAGCGACATAATAAGTTGCGTAAGACGGTGTACAAAGAAATGATTCGTGCTATCGGACGTCTTGGTATGAGTAAAGATGATTTTGATATTGGAGTCTCTCCGATGGAAATTCGATACAAAAAGAATGGGAATGTAATCTATTTCTCCGGATCTGATAGCATCGATGATACGAAAGGTATTATTGACGAGGACAAGCCGATACGTCTTGTAATTTTAGATGAGCTAACGGAATTCTTTGATGTCGGAGAAGGTGAGGATGAATTAACCAATATCGAGGCTACTTTTGTTCGTGGAAATGATGAAGGATTCCGTATGGTTTACTTGTACAATCCTCCGAAGAATCCAAATGCACCGATTAATGTTTGGTGTCTAAAAATGGAAATGAGATCTGATGCGGTCCATAAGCATGTAGACTATCGAGATGTTCCAATAAGCTGGATTGGAAAGAAATTACTGGAATCAGCAGAACTTCTAAAAGAAACAGATTACAGGTTATATCGCTGGGTATGGCTTGGAGAATGTGTTGGTGTTGATGATTTGATTTATTACATGTTCAACGACAACCATCGTAAAGAACCGGAAGCTAGGTATTACAAAATCATCGGAATTGGAGTGGACTATGGACAGCAGAACGCTACAACATATCAAGCTGCAGGAGTGAATATCAGCAAGCGGCGAATAGAAGGGCTTGGGGAATTCTTTCATTCAGGAAGAGATTCCGGAAAGCAGAAAAGCCCGTCTGACTATGCGAAAGAGATGATTTCTTTTACAGATGCATTGCATGAAGAGTATTCGTGCGGTGCTTTTTATATTTACATAGACCCATCGGCGAAAGGATTAGCAGAGGAAATTAAGCGTATAGCGATGCAAAGTAGAAAATACAACATCATAATCAAAGATGCAGAAAATGATGTGAGCATCGGAATACAGAGAGTGCAGAAGTGCCTTACTTATCAGATCATGACGATATCGGAGCGACAAGAAAACTTGATTCGAGAGATGGGAACATATGAGTATGATCCAAAATCTGTAGAATCAGGAAAAGAAAAACCGATGAAAATAGATGATCATTGTTGCGATGCCTGGAGATACTTGGTGATGGGACTGTGGACAAAAATTAAATACTTCCTTCCTGAAGGAGAAAGAGGTGAGAACGATTAATATATTTACATACTTTAAAAAACTAGGAATTGATACGGTAGATTCTTCGTTTTATTCGCAGATTAAGAAATGGGAAAACTGGTATAATGGAGACGTGCAGAAAATCCATCGCTATTATGTATACAATGGGAAAAATCAGATTCGCTGCAGAAGATTGAGTTTATGTATGGCGAAAAAGCTGTGCGAAGATATGGCAGACTTGTTGCTGAATGAACGTGTGAAGATTACGGTTGGAAATTCAGATGCAACGAATGACTTTGTACAGAAAGTACTTGAAAAAAATAAGTTCCTCGTGAAGGGAAACGATTATCAGGAACGAAAAGCATGTACAGGCACAGTTGCATATATTGCGCAGATCAAAGACGCACAAACCGATGAAGAGGGAAATGTATCCGGCGGAAACATATGTATTAATTACCTGCAAGCAAAAAATATCTTCCCGATTTCTTGGGAGAATGGAGAAATTGCAGAGGTGGCATTTCTTTTTCCGAAAACGGTAGAAAGAAAAAAATATGCATTGATACAAATACATAGACTTGGAGAAAAAGGCGGTGCGCAGCAGTACTTTATAGAAAATCATGTAGTGCAGTGTACAAGTGGAGCCGGTACAGAGATACCGCACGAAAAATGGGGAGAGTTAAAGCCATTTGCAGGTATATCGCCGATTATAGAGACCGGTTCTGATAAGCCACAGTTTGTTATCGACCGGTTAAATATTGTAAATAATTCGGATGAGGATGATACAAATCCAATGGGAGTTAGTATCTTTGCAAATTCGATTGATACATTGGCCAAGATAGATATGGAATATGACTCTTATGCGAATGAGTTTAACCTTGGAAGAAAGAGGATATTTGTTGCGCCGGAAATGCTTTCTGATATTGATGGAAATCCGGCGTTTGATGAAAATGACACAGTGTTCTATCAACTTCCGGAGGACACAGAGATGGGAAATAATCCTATTTACGAAGTGAATATGGAGTTAAGAGCAGAAGAACACAGTAAGGCAATCAATGACGACTTGAATTTCCTATCCTTTAAATGCGGATTTGGTACGGAAAGATACAGATTTGACCGCGGAAGCGTTACAACCGCCACACAGGTTATTAGTGATAATTCTGATATGTACAGAAGCCTTAAAAAACATGAGATAATCTTAGAAAGCGTCATAAAAGATTTGATAAGAATCATAATCCGGCTTGGAGTAGTACTAAGAATTCCAGGACTTTCAGAAGATGTTGAAATAACGATTGATTTTGATGATTCGATTATCGAAGACAAAGCATCGGAACGCAAACAGGACATGCAAGATGTGAGCATGGGAGTGATGCGTCATGAAGAATACCGTGCAAAATGGTATGGAGAAACAAAAGATGAGGCACTTAAGAACCTGCCTGAACAAAATAAGGTTATGGAGTAGGTGATTTGATTGAGGGAAGATTACAAGAAACAATTATCAAGCAAGATTGAGAAACGCTTCTCTAATTTGGAAATGCGGATCATGGAAGATATTGCTCGACGAATCAGACGAAGCGGGGAAATTACAAGCACAGCAGACTGGCAGATAAACCGGTTACGGATTCTTGGATATTCGTCCGAGGACATCGAACAGATGCTGAAAGAAACGTTAGGTAAATCTTACCCGGAAATGTTCGAACTGTATGATAAAGTCATTGACTGGGAATACGTTCGAAACAAAGATATCTATGAACAGATTAATGCAGAGTTTATTCCTTACGAAGACAACGAGGAGTTGCAGCAGATCGCCGAGGCACTTATTAGACAGAGTAGTGAGGAATTAAAAAACATCACGAAGTCTCTTGGTTTCTATCTTGATTATGGAAACGGAAAGCCAGTGTTGACACCATTGGCAGAGGTGTATCAGAAGTATTTGGATGCTGCCTGTATGGATATTGTGTCCGGGGCGTTTGATTACAACAGTGTCCTACGAAGAGTTGTGACGCAGTTAACAAACAGTGGACTTCGAAAGATTGATTACGCATCCGGAAGAGCAAACAGAGTGGATGTGGCTGCTCGTAGAGCGGTTATGACTGGAGTATCACAATTATCCGGAAAAATATCCGAAATGAACGCTAAAAAACTTGGAACAGAGCATTTTGAGGTGGAATGGCACGCTGGAGCCCGTCCAACTCATGCGACGTGGCAAGGAAGAGTTTGGAGCAAAGAAGAGCTTATAACTGTATGTGGACTGGGAAGTGTTACCGGATTACTTGGAGCAAACTGTTATCACACTTATTATCCTTTTATTCTTGGGATATCTGCAAGGAACTGGACTGACGAGTGGTTGGAAGAGCAGAATCGCAAGGAGAATACTCCAAAGACATTTAACGACAAAGAGTACACCTTGTATGAAGCAAAACAGCGTCAGAGACAGATGGAAACAGCTATGAGAGCACAACGTGAAAAAGTACAGCTTTTACAGGCGGGCGGTGCTGAATCAGATGATGTGATGCTTGCAAGGGCAAAATATCAAGGACAGCTCAATGAATATTCGAGGTTCTGTCAAAAAATGGGGCTGACAGAAGAACGTGAGCGTATTTATTATGATATGCGTGGAAGAATAGCAACGAATACGAAGATGCAAAATGCACGGTACACTTCTGATATGATTCGGAATGCTGACAGAGATTCAAAACAGTATTATAGTTACAAAAATATTGTTGGAGATGAGTTTGCAAGTCTTGCTGATTTCCGGCAGATGAAGTATAATAAACCTAAAGAGTTCAGTTTGTTGACAGATTATAAAAAATCTGTTGAAAACGGAATGATATCTCCATTATCTGGATTTAAAAATTATAAAAAATTGCATGGCAAAATAGAAAAGAATATTGTTGGTATGAGGACATCCAATGGGATAAGAATTTCAGGACAGAGCAAACATTTTATAGAACGTGTCATAGGGACAAAAGAAGACCCGAAGACTGAAAGACCAAGAAGTGGAGTTGAAATTGAGGATATACGGTATGCACTTTTGTACGGGCAAGTCAGGACGAGAAAAAGAGATCCTGATAGTGTTAAATTTGTTACAGATAAATGTATTGTATCGGTAAATCCAAAGACAGGCATTCTAATTCAGTGTAATCTGCAATAGGGAGGCGATGATATGATCATAAAATTAAATAATGAGATGTCAAAACTTCTCTTGGAAGAAGTTGAAGACGCGCAATCTTTGATTTCGAATCAACGGAAACTAGACTCTGACGTTAAAGAGTTGGAAGTATCAGATATAGAAGAGCTGCAACTTTTAGTAAACGATGAAATCGTATATCGAGGTTTAGACCAGCAAGAAACCGTTAATAATTTAGGTAAGAAGTTGTATAGACTGTACGATGAAATTCTTCATCAGAGACATTATAGTAATTAATACCATTCATTCTTCAGAGTGAGTGGTATTTTTGTACACATTTTTAGGATGTGGATAACATGACAAAGAAAAATTTAATTGGAAAAGGAGTGAAGCTATTTGATTAATGTGTATATTAGAAAGAGCGGGAATCATTACAACGAATATGAAATAACAGGGCATGCAAATTACGCAACGAATGGGAAAGATATCGTGTGCGCGGCTGTATCAGCATTAGAGGATTCTATGCTTGTATCACTCGAAAATATGAAAGTTTTAATTTCGAAGACACAGTATATAAATGAACATGCATCTATTACGCTAATCAATCCGAACGAATATACGGACGTCGTATTGTCTGTTTTTGAAAATGGGATTAGCAGATTAGAAGAGGCCTATCCAGATTATGTTAAATTACACCTTGAAACATAGGTGTTTTTATTTTGTCCAAACCATGATGACTGTAAAAGCTATGGAAAACACTCACAGGAGGAATAGAAAAATGAAAAACAGGATGTTTATGAATTTACAGTTTTTCGCTGACGGCGGCGAAGGCGGCACTGGTGGTGACCAGGGCGGAAATGTCGGTACACAAACAGGTGGAAACAGCAACCATGCCACATACAGTTATGAGCAGGCAGAAGAAATTGCAAACGCACGTGCACAAAGAGCAGAGCAGGCGGCGTTAAAGTCTTATTTTCAACAACAAGGAATGTCGCAAGAGGAAGTGACACAGGCACTGGCTGATTATAGACAGAAAAAGCAGTCGCAACAGCCAAATGTGTCAGCGATCCAAAAAGAACGTGATGATGCGCTTGCAAAAGTGACGCAGTATGAAAATGAAAAGATTCTTGTTGGAAAAGGTGTAAAACAGGAAGATATTGACTATGTGGTATTTAAGGTCAATAAACTTGTTACAGATAAGAAAGATTTTAAGACCGCAGCAGAAGAATACCTGAAAGAGAATCCACGTTTTACAGGGCAGACTTACAAGATGTCTACCGGCGCAACAACAGGGAATGCATCAAGCGGGACAGAGGCGAAAAATGAAGCAATGAACAATATGATCAGAAACGCATTTCGGCGTTAGAAAGAGAGGTAAAAAATGAATCGAAACGGAAAAATTAGAAAACCATTAAATCTACAGAAGTATGCAGCATCCGATATGATTGATAGAACCGGTGCAGAAGCACTTATTTCAGAACAGGTGGCAAATGAAATCATTCAAGGTGTAGCAGAGCAATCAACGGTCCTTAGAA